CAGGCATAGTCTCAGTGTGTTGAGGCAGTGTGGGAGCTTGACGAACCGTGAGGTTGTGCATAAGTTCAAACTCGTGCATGGTGATTGCGGAGGGGGGGATTACGTCTGGTGCGTTAATGAAGTGAGCATAGTTCCATTTTGGTGCGAAGGAGAGTGGTCCTTGGTACACGGAAAAGTGCTTTCGAATTTCACCTAAGGTTGGGAACCTGAGTAGAGAAATTTCTAGATCAACAGCGTCCATAGTAGCGTAGAGAGGGCCGGGGAGCCATCTCTTTGCGTTTTCGAGCGTTTGTTCGTCGAATTGGGCGTAAGGGAGGAAAGTCTTATATACAGCGAAGCAGAAGGAGTGGAATTTCTGGCATTGGCCGGCGGAGGCGAAGGCGAGTCCAATGGCGCGAAAAGCTTGAGTCTTTTCTTTGAGGCCATGTTCTGGATAGCAAAGTTGCGCGACCATTTTGTCGATGGGGCGGCGGGGATTGCCAAAGTTGCATTGGTAAGAGAGTGTTTCTATTTTGGAGCGGAGGGTGGTAATGACGGATTTCGTTTTAGAGAGAGTCATATTGTAGCGTGACTTGGCATAAATTTCGAGAAAGGAAATGAAGGCGTGGAGGCGGGGGAAGGGCCAGTTGGTAAAACCGGAGTTGTCGTCGCCGAGAACAAAGAGCAGGATTGATCTGATCTCTGGGTCAGTGAAGCCAAATTCGATCATTCCATCAATGATGAGGAATAGATTACCGAAGGAGTCAAGGTATTGCGTGAGGTAGAGACCGGAAGGCACACCAGCGAAGGAGCGTCTGTAGGCATAGCCATCAGCGGAGAGGTAGGTCATATTATTATAGAATAGGTGAAGGAAGTGGAGTAGGTTATCCATTCGTGAGTACATTTTCTCGGGAGTGAGATCGGGATAGTCGGGGTATTCATAAGTGGGTGCGTAGCCGTGGGAGATAACGATTAGGCGGCGAATAAAATCAGTAAAGAAAATATCGGTGATGATTCGTGGAAGAGATTGATCATAGCCGGACCAGTCAATTGTAAAATAGGAAGAATAGGAGCGAGCGAGATTGTCAAGGTGGTGATTAGCGCCACGCATGGTTTCGAGGCCGTACATGATTGAACATGAGGGTTTTCTTGCTTGTACAGTGAGAGGGAAGAAGAGCATAAGTTCGATGAGAAGGAAAATTTCGTCAACGGCGTATACAGGTCGGACTTTGAGGGTCTTTTCGCGATCGGAAATATGATTGCGGGTAAATAGTAATGTCGGGTGGTCGTTAAAGAATGCGTTAAGTTGGGTGATTAGTGCGAGGATACGTTCGTCGGAGAGGTCGGATCCGTCTTCGGGGAGGGAGAAGTCGAAAGGGAGGCCGGTTGACTTGATCTTGTGAATGATTAGTCTGGCGTAGTCGAGGGTTGCATTAATGTAGTAGCCTTTGGAAGTTGGGCGTTTTGCATAGTCATGAGGGTGGGAGTACTTAGCGTGAGCCTTTTGTCGGTAGGAAAATCGGTTGAAATAGCCGGTTCCAGTGGTCATGGGGAGTTTAGCGAATTGGGTGTCAACAAAGTGAATAGGGAGGAAAGGAGTGCAGTCGAGGAAATAGAATACATGATCGAGAACGTGAAGTTTACGGGCTGGGTCGATGGGTTCTGAGGGTATCTGTGGTTTGTTGAAGTCACGGAAGGTGGCGTCAGTAGTTCCAGCAGGTCGGCAGTACTTAGTAACATAGGGGAGGTATTCGGGATAACTAGCATAAATGAGAGTGAGGAGACGTTCATCAATGGGAGGACCGAAATCTATATCACCTGGGAGGTAGGATTCAGCTTGGTCAGCAGTGTAGTCTGGTTGGAGCGGGCGAGAATGTTCGGGGTCGGGATGGACGACGCGTGTGGAGTGGAAGAACATTGGGACAGGGATGATGCCGGATGCAGGTTGTCGAGACTCAGGGAGGGGAGTTTCTGTTTCAAGGGGCTTATTGAGTTCAAATGGCTCATGGCGGAGTTTGTTCGTGTTAGCGAAGGATTCTTGGAGAGCGGAGAATTCAGCGTTGAGGATTGCAGTTGATTCGGGATCTTCGTTTGCGTGTCTGGTTCTGAGGTACATGCGAGTGATGTCGGAGTCCTGATTGAGGTCGAGGGTTCTGGCGGGGTCGGAATCAGCAGATTGGAAGTTTTTCCATTCATTGCGGATACGAGCGATGCGTTCAGCTAGATAGTTGCGGAGAGTGTTGAAAGACATTGTGGTGGGTTGTGGGATAGCAAAGTTTTGAGGCTTGTTTTATTCTTGTGGGGCGGGGGGC